ACATCAGCACCCAGCGATTTTGCTTTCTTTCTGCCCTGCTCTATTTGGTTTTCCAGTGAGAGGCCTTTTTTCGCCTGCTCGACATCAGAAACACGCGCATACAGGACTGCCGTCTTTCTGGTTGTGATTCCTTCATATTCCATCGAACAATACTACCCTAGAAGCTTCGCGCGTTGCCATGCTATATGCAGATAATGCATACACCAACACAACTACTAGAGGTCGCGTTTGTTTGCCAGTGCGGCGATAAATTCAAACGCGAACCAGACAGGGTTGAAGATTTCCCAGAGGACCAGGCACACCCATGGGCTTATTTTTCAACTTGCAGGAAGTGCGGTGAAGAAGCGACTCAGGTTGCGTGGCAACGTAACCTGATGAAAGCATATCTGAATTCAACCGGTCCAAAAACAGAAGAAGGAAAAGCCATTAGTGCTGCCAACCTTGAAGGGCACCCGACACCAGAAGAAGCCGCCCGCACCCGTTTCAATGCGATGAAACACGGCGTTTATGCCAGGACTGCAACTTATTTCCCGGCAAAGCCTGGTAAATATCCGCAATGCGATGGATGCCAGTTTATTTATTCGTGTGTTCGAGGCGATCCCTGCCAGAAGCGCACAGAATTATTCATGCGACATCATGTGGCGGTAGAAACTGGAAATCCGAAGCTCCTTTCTGCATTGAATGCAGACATGCAGGCGAGCGTTCACGCAATTATGCAGGATATGCTGATCTCTATCGTCGGCACCGGTGTCGAGATCCGCGAGCCGACATGGTATTACGACAAAGACGGCTCATGCCATTTTGTCAAATATAAAGATGAAAAAGGAACCGAGCGGCAGCTTTATGACATCAGTGCACATCCTTTGCTTAAGCCGTTGATGGACTTTCTGAGCAAAAACAATATGACGCTGGGTGATATGAATCTGACTGCCAAGCAGCAGGATGATGACGATACCATGATGGGGCACCTCGATAACAACGAGGCCAGTACAGAGAAATCACTCGATTACCAGCGCCGATCTACGGAAGCGCTTGAGGGATTATCCGCTGCCGTTCAACGTGGCAAGGAACGGTTGGCCAGAGATCCAATTTTGCTGGAACACGGGGAGCAATGAGCAACGCCCGCACCAGCCATGCCCAGCGCATTAAATTGCGTAACCGAGCTGAGGTTGAGATCAACCGATATTCTGACGATCATGCCTTGTGGCATAAAAACATCCACCAGGTTGATTTGGATCCAATGCAGATCCTGAAAATGATCGAGATGGACAACCAGCGATATACCGTCGACTTTTCCTGCCGTCGAACGGGTAAGACCACGACAAAAGAGCTTTATAACCTGGAAGAGAACGCGAAAAACGCGGATCAGGAACTCGGAATTGTTGCGCCACGGGAAGCCCAGGCAATCACAGCGCTGACATATCACCTTGAGGCCATCCGGCGCAGCCCTGCCCTCGATGCTTATTTGGCGTATAAAAGCGGCCGCCGGCAGATCGCCGACACGCGATATGAGTTTGCGAACAGATCAAAAGCGCAAAGCTATGGGATCATGGCGCAGGTCGACGGCGGGGATTTAACCTCTGCGAGCCTGGATGAAGTGGATGACATGCCAAAAGACCGACTTTTCTCGCGCTTCTTGCTGATGTTGGGCGCAAATCGCCGGCTGGGCGCGGCTGCGGACTCAAAGAATGAGCCGAAGATCCGCATCACTGGCGTTTACAAAGGGGCTGACACCCTGACGCAGATCATCAGCGAGGGCAACTATCACACGCTACCGGTAATCGATGTTTATCTGGGCATGGAACTCGGAATTTTGCAAGAGAGCTTTATGCGGGATATGCGTGCGCAGCTGCCGCACGAAGAATATATCCGTCAGATGCTTTGCAAAAACATCTCAGCGAAAAATCTTATATGGGAAAAATATATCCAACGCGCAGTTGTGACGGGCGTAAAAGCCCGGCTTGCGATCGCCGGGCCACTGCCTGGTGAGCAATACAAAAAACGCGGACTGATATCGTTTGGATACGATGCCGGCGGTCACGGGGAAAACCCGCACGCATCACGGCATGCGCTGGTGGTCTCCGAGCAAATTGGAAATTTTATGACATTCCCGTTCTGCCGCACCTGGTCAGCCGGAACAGATGATGAGGTTGTAAAGCGTGATCTGGTGGAATTATGGCGGTATTTCATGCCGGAATATGCCATCGGTGATGCGTATGGCGTTGGCATGCTGACCGGCTTGAACGATCTATTGCTGCAGCAAAACCTGATCCAGACAGACCGGCGATTGATAAATGATGGCGACAGCACCGCCAGCAGCTGGCCGGAATGGTCATTCTCGCCAATGCGTTTCGAGGGGATGGTGAAGCATCAAATGGCCCAGGCACTGAGATCGCTATTTCACAACAAGCAGGCCGCGCTGCCCTATTTCGATAAGGACCCGAAAACCGACGAAGAAACAGACATCCGCCTTTTTAGCTGGCAACTGGCAAATATCGGAACACTGCCGACCTCAAAAGCCTATCCGAGCTACAAGATGATCAATAAAAAGCTTGGGGACGATTTATTTGATGCCGCCATGGCGTCGATCTGGGCGCTGGCCACCCGGGGGCTGGCAGATATGCCGACCGTCATCATGGCAGAACAACAAACAATCGAACAACTTATGAGCGAGAGCTATTCGCTTCCCTCCATCGCAGCGTGAGAAAATAATCATGGGACTATTCACAAACATCAGCCGCCGCCTTCGAGCCATAAAAAGCGAGAGCGCGCAGACAGACAACAACGCAACGAATACCGAGAAGGGAACGCGCAGCCAAACCAGCCCTTCTGATGCTGCTTATCAGCAGATTGCGGCCATAGATTATTCCCGCGCGCAAACGGTACGGGATATCAGGGCGATGGATCGATCTGACGCCAGGGTTAAAAAAATCCACACCAGAATGGCACACACCACCGTTAAAGGTGGGCTTGGTTTGCGCAAAACGACAAACAAGCGAATCATCCGGGAATGGAATAAATTTAGAGTGCGCCTGCAGCTTAATAATCCGCAAAAGCTGACATCTGATGCACGCGGACTGGTCATGGAGGGAAATCTTCCATTGCAATGGGTGGTTGATAGCGAGCCGAAAGTTATCAAGGGCGTGCGGATGCCTTCTGAAAGCATCCGCCCTGAAACCAACATATCCGGGCAATTCAACGACCGACAGGTGGCTTATTCTCAGCTCGACACGTCGACCAGCGAGATTATTGCCACATTCGCAGAATGGCAGCTATCGCTGGCCCGCCTGACGCCTGATAACTTTGATGATATGGGCAGCATGGGCCGTCCGTATCTTGATGCCGGGCGTGAAACATGGCGTCAGTTGCGCATGACCGAACGAGATCAGGTATTGCGCCGCCACATGCGCGCGCCAATGCGAATGGCCCACGTGCTGGAGGGCGCAGATGAAAACGATATTAATGCCTATAAAAAACGCAACCAGGCAGAGCAAGGACAGGTCACATCCAACTTCTACTTAAACAAAAAAGGTAGCGTCACTGCAATCCAGGGCGACGCTAATCTGGATCAAATTGCAGACGTAGTTCATTTGCTGGACACGTTCTTTACCGGCGCTCCGGGGCCGCGCGGATTGTTTGGCTACGCAGACGGATTGAATCGCGATGTGCTAGAAGATTTGAAGCGCGACTATTACGAAGAGATCGATTCCATGCAGGAAACGCTGGCCAGCGCCTACCAGCAGGGATTCATGCTGCACTTATTGTTGGTTGGGATCAATCCTGATATCGATGATATCAAAGTTGAATTCGTTGAGCGCCGCACAGAGACAGCCAACCAGGCAACCGATCGCGCGCTGAAAATACAGGCGATTGGCGGAAGCCGCCAGACTGTATGGGAAACTGCCATGCTGGATCCGGAAGAAGAGCTTAAGCGCCGCGAAGCTGAAGCGAGATCGAACGACCCTTATCCGGATCCAGATAACATTGGATCAAACCAGAGCGTGAAAACTACGCCAGGCAACCAGCGCAAAGGAGAAAGCGCCACCAGCATTACCAACAACTGATGTACGGCCACCCGAGCTACCGGCGGATCCAGCTTGCCGAAAACCCGCGCCTGACGGAAAAGGCGAAGATCAAGCGCGCCTCAGCTATTGCCAGGCGCGAAGCAACGCAGCTTGTCAATCGAGACATCAAGCAACTCCGTCGCGTTTATAAGCAGTCTGCAATTGATATCAAGGCGCGGATTCTCGCACACCAAAATTCTGATGGTGTGCTGACGATCGATGTTTTGCAGAACCTGCTCGATGATGTAAATCGCCGCATTGCTGCGCTGGCGGAAGATCGAAACGGCCTGCTTGGCGCCGGAATGGATGCTAACGCACAAGCCGCAATTCGACCATTCGCAGCCAGTACAGCCATGAACGCAAACTTGGCAAGCGTGGCGCATGATGCAGTTCAATTCACTCAATCTTTTGTTGCTGCTGATGGCCTGCAATTGTCAGACCGGCTCTGGCGTCTTGATCGACAGGCGCGCGAGGTGATTGGCGAGGCGCTTGAATCATCGATTATTCAAGGTTATTCGGCCACCAGAGCCGCCGAAGAGCTGTTGCGCAATGGCCAACCTGTTCCGCCTGACCTGGCTAAAAAGATGAAATCGGCAAATGCCGCATCGCTGGGCCGCATACCAGGCAAAGCGTTGATGACTGGCGAGCAAAGCGCGTATAGCCAGGCGGAGCGTGTATTTCGCACCGAGATTAACCGGGCGCACATCGAGACCTATCGCAACAGTGCATTCGAGCACCCGGACGTGATCGGCACTAAATTTCTGCTCTCAGCACGCCACCCTAAGCGCGATATCTGCGATATGCATGCCAGCGCAAATGTGTACGGGCTTGGATCAGGCGTTTACCCAAAGGGGAAATCGCCATTGCCCGCACACCCGAACACCTTATCCTATGAGGTTGTGGTGTTTAGTGATGAGGTCACGAAGGAAGATCGCGCAGGCAAGGAATCACGCATTGACTGGCTGAAGAAACAGCCCGCCAGCACTCAGGAAAGCATCCTCGGGAAAAACAAGGCCGCGCTGATGCAGCGCGGGCATTTAAAAGACAACCACATCAACACGCCGTTGCGGGTGTTGAAAAAGCGATTTGAGAAGAAAGGGATTTCAGTCTGACTCGAATTCCTTTTCCAGCAGCACCAGATAGCCGCCGCCCCATGTGAATATGCCAGCCGTTAATATCAGCACTGCGAACTGAAGCACCGAGACAAATAGATTGGTTGTTCTGTGCGCCTCAATATGAACGGCGTTCCATCCTTCTGAATTGGCTTTCTCTATGCTTTTCTCAAGCGCCTTCCTTGGGTTTGTTGTGAACACTCCAATGATTCCGCCGGTTAATGAAATTCTTAATATCTTGTTTATTTTTCTCATTGCCTATCCTGTTATCGTTATTCCAATCGCTCATAATAATTGACAAAAGCGCAATTCACAAGTAAGGTATCCCTGTTACGGCAAAATCCGTAACCTGGGTTGGAAGCCAGAATTACACCAGACGACAGCGCGTCGTCCGATAGCGCTTTTTTTGTGTCCGCAATTTGGCATAATGCCTATGGCGGGCCGGTCATTAGGGCGCCCTCGGGCGGCCGTCCTCTGGTACGGTACTTCCAACCCTGTGATTGGTTCGCCACCATGTTTGGAAGCGTAGTGGTGAACTTTGTATAGTTTTAACCAGAGGTCACACCATGACGCAAACCATCCAGTACAACGTGCAACCTGATGCACGCACCCTCACCCCTTTTTTATATTCAAGCGGCTCAATCGACACCATTACCAGTGAAGATGGACAGATTTGGTTCTGTGCAAAGCACGTTTGTGCCGTTCTAAATATTACTTGGAGCGGTCACACATTGCAGAAAATGCCAGTTGAATGGACCTGCTCGGTATCTCATACAATGCCTGGAGACGGTCAAAAGCGGGATATGATATTCATCAACGAGCCCTGCATGTATCGCCTTGCCTTTCGCTCCAGCAAGCCAGAAGCCGAAGCCTTCTGCAACTGGGTTTGCCGCGATGTGTTGCCGGAGATTCGCAAGCATGGCTTTTTTGGCGAGATGAAGGGCGTTGACGAGGCGCGCATCACCAAGATCGCAATGGATGTATTCAAGCGCCTGACCGAAACCAAAAACACCTTTGAGCAGGTCTTTCTATTCGAGCGCGCGCAACGGCTATGCCGAATGCTCGGGCAACAAGTTCCCGCCATGACGCTGCTTGAAGGCGATCTCAAAGCGATCGAGGGGGCATTGGTATGAAAGAGAACAGCGTAAACATCAACAATGCGCATGATGATGTCTCAGATTGCATTGATATGCTCAGCTTCCTTGGCGATATCCTTGGGAGCAGTCTTGAAAGAGAAAGTGGCGTTGAAGCTCACCGTGCAGGGCTGGCATTAATTCTGCAACACATCGTTAGCAAACAAGGCTGCGTGCTTCGAGCGCTTGAACAAGCATAAATATCACACCACCCACCAAAAGCCGCCTTTCAGGGCGGTTTTTTTAT